TAGTTGCTACACCGGACCTTTTGGCAACCAAGAAGGAATTGCTTGAGTACTGGGATGCTCGTAAAAAGATTGTTGTCATAAGTCGTGAGCACGTTTTGTTCTCTGGTGATAATGAATTTGGCCAGATTCCGTTTTTATCGGCTAACTGGTGGAACAGGTCGAACGCTTTTTATGGCATGGGTCTCGGACTTATCGTTGGACAGAATCAGCGTGTGGATCAAGGTACAATCAATGCTATCCTGAAAATCCTGTCATTTGGTGTTAACCCTGTGTACCTTCGCAGGCGGGATTCAAATGCCACTACGCAGATGATGCGTACTAGCATCGGCAAGATTTTTACCGTTGATGCACCGCCTGACGGTGATCTTAGCAAGGTGTTTAGCCTTCTTGAGACTCCGAAGGTTCCGAACGAAGTATGGCAAGCACTTTCTGAATCAGAGAAAGCTACAGAGAGTTCATCGGGGGCCGATCAAACTCTTGTACAAGGATCGTCAGCCGGTCCAAGATCATCTATTACACGCACGGCTGGCGGCGCTGGCATTATGGCGAATGCTAGTGCGACCCGTCTAGACGGGCCACTTGACAATTTAATCGATCAAGTGTTTCTGCCATTCTTGTATATCATGGATTATTTGGTTAAGTGTTATGTGTCAGATGCCGAGATTATGAGGATTCTTGGCGATGAGATGGGCAAAGATTATCAGCTTGACCTTAAAGACTTTCACAGCGGAAAGGTCGAATATGAAATTCTTGCCGGTGCCAGTCTTGCCGCGAAGCGTACAATGGCGCAGTCCATGGCGCTGCTTACACAAATATTTGAGAATCCCGGAATGCAGGAAAATCTTGCCGACATTAACGGTGAGTATATTGACTTCAAGCCGATTCTAAATATGTGGATGGAAGCTAGCGAGTGGAAAGATAAGAATGACATTATTAAGCCAATGACGCCAGTCATGGTGCAGCGCAGACAGCAAAAATCACAAGCTGCTCAAGCACAGTCAAAGGCCGCTATTAATGCCCAGAGCAACCAACAGAAGTTCATGCAGAAATCCGCCCTTGAACAACAGTCGGCTGATAATCGTGTTAAACGTGATCTTGTAGTAGCCTCATTCAGAGACAATTCTTTAAGTGAGGCCACTGAGGGAGTGCCATCTACGGGCGGACTTGAAGGCCAACAGCCAACTGTTGTTTAATCACTTGACCAAGGGAGGTAAGGGTTAAATGCAAGACGAGAGAGCATATTTTCCAGAAATAGAATTGACACAGGATGAACGGGCGCAGCTTATGCAAACAATAAGCACGCCCGGACAAGCTGTGTTCAACAAGGTTTTCAAGTCGGTGGTTGACGGATATACTACGCATCTACTGAATACCCCAGAAGGAAACAAAGACATTCTTTTGGAACGTCTTATAATGGCCAAAGTGGCTGCTCAACTTTTTACGTCGCTGGTAAGGCACATCAATATAGAAATTGCGCAGTATAAATTGCTCATGGACCAAGTTGCCCCGGTGATTCCGAAAGATGATACAGAAACGCTGTTAAACATTGGTGAGAACGCCAGCACATTTGATGATATAGAGCAAGATGAGATAATTGAACGGACAATCGAGGAGGGATTGTAATGGCAGAAAACACAGAAAACAATGATTCTCAGGAATCTCAAGTAGAAACTACAGCAGTAGTAGTAGTAGAAGATGTTGCCCCTGTTGTTCCAATTGAGTTGCCTGAGTTGCGCTATAGTTATCAGCCGACAGACGAATCGGGAACTCCACTTGGTGCTAAACAGGTTATCAAGTACAGAACTCCGGATGAACTGGCAGACAGGTTAGCGGAACAAAACACGCTTTTGGTAAGAAAGTTGCGTTCTGAGACTCGTAAGAATCGTCTTGGTATACTCGATGGCGAAGAAATTCCAACTGGGTCTCCTAAATTTGTTGAACCAATTTCATTTAAACCGGTTGAGCTAACTGCCGAGCAGAAGATTCAAATTTCTCGTGATCTTTTGGACCCAGATAAATCTGAGGAAGCGGCTGACGCTTTGGTTACGGCGAGATTTGGAGCGGAGCCGGAAAAAGTTACGCAAGCGTTGGCAGATGTGCAGAATACCAATATTCGTATTCTGGCTAAGATTGAGTCTGACGCGTTTGTGTCCGCTAACCCTGATTATGTGAAGTGTCAAAGTAACTTTGAGGCTATAACTAGTTGGATGGTGCGGTATGATCTACAACCTGTTAGGGAAAACTTTCAGCTTGCCTATGATAAGTTGAAGGCTGCGGGTGTTCTTACTCTCAGTTACGCGGATGTTCCAGAAGAGGAACGATTGGCTTCACCAGTTGTTCCTGTTGTTGAGGCGAAAGTTGAACCTGTTGTTGTACCTCCGATAGTCGCTGCTGCTCCTGTAGTTGAAGAGGTTCCGGTGGTTGCAGCAATTTCTACTGGATTCACTCGTAGTAACTCAGATGGGTCTGCTCCGGTGAAGTCGGCTAGTGACGAACTTGTCTATGAGGTTCAGGTTAAAGGGACCACTAGAAAATATACTGGTTTGGCAGCTATTAATGCAATGCCTGCCGATGTGTATAGACGGTGGATTCTCAGTGACCCAAAGCACGCTGTTTTAGAGCAGCAGCTTATGGCTGACTCGGCTGCACGTAGGGCCGCTAAAGCACAGGGTCAATAAAAAGTTTATGGCCGCAAGAGCGGCCTATCCTCTGGTCCCGGAGTAATGGGCAAACGATTTGAATGATTCGGCAGTTGGATTACTGCGCGGCATTCCCTAGTTATGTGAGAGGCAACAGTCGGTCAAATCCCTGACCGTACAGTGACGCTAGTAGTCGGATTACTACTTAGTATGAACTGCACACATAGAGGGCGGTAACACCACTTATCTTATGGGAGTAGGAGAAAGTTAAGGTGTACTTGTGTGTAAGGAAAAAACACAATGGCATATACTCCTGCTGGAAACGGCCAAGCACAACTTCCGCAGTCTACTGTGAAGTTCTACGATTCAATATAAATTTCTTGTCGTAGTGCAGTAGCTAGTCATCGGAATAATGAAGAAATTCCGTGAGAACCTAAGCTGACTTTTGGGTTCTGACTAAAAATCTTGCTATATCCGTCAAATGCTCAATGAGCAGAGACGGAGGAAAGGCTACCAATGCAGCCCAAGAATAACGGCTATACCGCTGGAATTCTGGACGGTGAAGGTTGCATCTCCATTTACATTTCTAAGAGATGGGACAAAAGGCAAAACAAACACGTCTTTAGACCAGTTTTAGAGATTTCAGTTTATCAAGCCGATAAGGTTCTGATAGATTGGTTGTTGTTTCACTACGGCGGAAAGTCGTATGAACACACAATGAAGAATTCAACCAGACCCGGTTACCAATGGACTGCTCCTAGGGGCAAGGCCCGCGAAGATTTCTTACTAGAGATTTTACCATACATGCTCTTGAAAAGAAATCAAGCATTACTCGCTTTGGAGTATTTAAGGCTCCCGCATACGTGGGACATGAATAAAAAGCGATTCGACCTTGCTTACAGGTGTTCAACATTCAATCGAAAATTATTTGCGTACAGTAAAATACGTGAAAAATATTTCGAGGCTATGACGAGCATAGGGGCATCCCCAGAGACTAATACGCAAGACATGGGCAATTCCGCCCTAAAGATAGAGTCCGATCTGTGTGGTGACATACAGAGTGCGACCCCAGTGATGGGGACAGCCTAAACAAAAATGCAAAGCCCAGACTCCGTTCGTGGCTTGTTCCGAAAGATTGGACCTCCCGCGTAACGCTGGTAACCAGTATATAGAACAAATTTTGTGCTGGTTGTAAAAATAAACTTACTCTGATTGACTCGAACGCTGAAATGCCAACGAGGGCGAAGCTGAAAAGCACGCTGAGAGACTAAGCGAGTGAGCCTGTAAGCAACTCTTATGGGATGCAATAGTCCGAACATACAGGAAAAGAAACTGTATGAGACAGGCAGAAATGACCTGTCAGCGTATATTTATATACGTTTAACAACTTTGGAAATGTTCATGTACGTTCCTCTGGCTGCGAATACCTCGCAGACGCTGGAAGGTACCGTGGGCAGTTCGATTACTGTTTCCGTTCTGAATACGACTGCTACCATTGGTGAGTACGCTGATTTCGCCAACTTCTCTTCGCTGGCTCTGGCTACGGCTATTGACAATACGGTTGAGAATGTTGCTCGTGAGATGTCGTATCGCCTTGGTGAGTCGCTGAGTGGCCTTGTTCGTGCAATTGCTGATGGCGCTGTGGCTGTTGATTCTAGCGTCCTGATTAAGTTGCCTGCGACTAGCACCACTTCGTTTACGACTCTGAGTCTTAACCAGATTCGTAATGCGGTGCAGAGCCTTGCTGGTCGTTCTGTTCGTCCGTTTGACGAGGCGTCAAAGGCGTTTTGCGGCGTCATTCACCCGTTCGCGGTTGGTGACGTTACTGCCGATTCGACCAACGATTCTGTTATCGACATCTTGAAGCACACCCCCGTGGGTCTGGCTAGGATGGAAGATTTGGTGTCCGTTGATCTGACTGAGATGATCGAATTTCCGAGTTCTGGTGTTCAGTTCTTCCAGACCAATCAGGTGACCATTACCCCGAATTACAATCCGGGAAATGGGGCAATTACTGGTCTGTATGCGCTGCGTACCTATATCTTCGGACGCGATGGCATTTTCAGCATCAAACTTGGTGCGCAAGGTGACACGGAGTTTGGTGACGGCGAGTGGGAAAACATCAACTGCAACATCGTGCAGAATGCAGAGCCGACAGTTGCCGATCCCGAAGGTCTCATCCCCGGATGGACTTCGTATAAGGTTCACTTCACCACGAGCCTTGGACCGGACACTACGATCCGTATTCGTGAGATTGACGCGGCTTCCGCAATCTCGTAACAACAAACAGACTTTGCTGGTGCTTAGGGTTTATACCTCTAGCACCAGCTTTAGCCTGAAAAGGAGAACTAAATGGCAAATAATCCTGCTGATGATGTAACTACAGGGTTGGGTGTTGCCGCGAAGATTGCAGTTCCGGGAAACGTTCAATTTCAAAGTGCCTACAGCACTGTTCCGGGATATAACGTTGTTGTTCTGTCGAAGTCGGGTACGGTGTACCCACAGACATTTCAACTCGTTCCTGTCCTTGAGGATTTGGCCGTTTCGCCTAATGTGCAGCCAGCGGTAGAGGCTGTTGAATACGTTTCGTACAGCACCAATCAGGCTACGGTAAGTTCCAGCGGTCTCATCACTGCGGTTGCAGAGGGTGGGGCAGTTGTGGAAGTGTCGTATCCTGCATTCGGTAACAGTGCCGGAACGATTTACAGTCCTAGCAACCCAATGAACGGGCTTCCCAAAGAGAAAATCTATGCGGAAGTTAACGTAACAGTCGTGGCCTAACAACAGAACATTATATTGGAGGATGTAATGGAAAATGAAGTTCACGATGTAACAAATGAGACGCATGACGTAGTGCGCAAGCATAACCGCGTACTACGCCGCGTCACACATCTTTTAAGAGTTCGCATCGTCAAAGCTGCCGAACATGCAGATGAATTGTTCACAGCTTTGTGCGATACGGACCCTGCGGCAGAACAGGCAATGGAAGAACTGTGGGGGAGTGGCGAGTTTGATTGCGGCCCACAGGATTATAGTTATATGATCGAGCGTTCTATTGAGGCTGTAAAGGCGCTCAATAAGATCGAAGGCCACACAAACTCTCAACCTGTAACCGCAGAATAAGTTTATGGGTAACGTATTCCCATTAAACGGTGGATTACCGCGTTAACGGGCAATATATTACCTTTTAGGCCCTATAGACATCCGGCCAGATGCGTAGGTCCACTGCATACCGCGTGCAACGTTCGTTGGCCGAACATCGCTGTATGCAGACTGTGTTTCGCCCAAGGAGGGTTGCGTGAAACCACAAATGACGGGCCAAGGTACGCGCCTAAGTGAAAAGGCACCTTGGGAAACGTACGCTGCTGAAATGGATTTGAAAATGTCCCCTGAACTTGAGGCAGCCGTAAATGAATACGCGGAACGGCGCTATGAAGAAGGGGAAACTTCAAATCAGAATAAAGAATTACTGGCAGAGCAGCGCGAAAACAACCAAGAGATTGCCAAACAGTATCAGTGGTTGAGCGAGGAAGAGTACAAAGACCAAGATGCTAGGATTGGCAGGTTGATGAGCTATGCGGACTTGATTACCAAGTTGCGCAAAGCCGGAATACGGTGTCACTATCGCCAGCACATGCACGATGACAAGGCAACCTTGTATGTGATTCAAAATGGCGAAGAAAAATTTGCGGCTTGGGTACAGATTAGCGGACTCATGCCGGAGTATGAATTCGTCAACTTCGATGAAAGAGGCGTCGTACTTAACACGCGGCGCAGGGGTTGGAGAACAGTTCTTTTGCAGATGATCCTAAAGGGATTTATCACAGAGGAATTGGCACAAAAAGTGTTTGGACCGGCACAAGGACCAGCATCTAAACGCTACAACGCTACGTTGTACGCGATTAGAAACAGGCAAGCCAAGGCAGTTTAAGCCGGATTATGGAGGAGAAAAATGGCAGCAGATGTAGCCAATCTTGTTAGCCCGGTATCCAAGGGCGAAGTTACACCAGAGGCGAGTGCCGAGGTTGTTTCTGTGAAGACTAGTAAGAAGTCTGAAAAATCTGAACTTGAGGCCGCAGAACTTGAGCTAAAGCAGCTTGAGATTCTTGAGCGTAGAGCTAATATTGAGGACTTAAACGAACGACTCGACGAGCGTAAAAACAGGCGCATGGCTGTTCGCATGACGAGCGTTACAAACGGCCAAACCCTGAACGCCATTGCAAAGGAGCAGGAACAGTCGCAAAGGCGTTGTAATCACCGTAAGGGAGGCAATGGCGCTGCGGGCGTTATGTCAGGTCAGGGAGATTCATTGTGGTTTGCCTTAATGAAGCACCGTATGCTTAACGGAGATGTTTGGATTCGTTGTATGCGTTGCGGTAAAACGTGGAAACCCCCGGTGAAGAGTGTATTTGTCAACGATAAGGGTGTATTTGAAGAGGCCAAGTATCAGGCGGCTGTTGTTGAGTACGAGGCAGCCAAGTTGATGCCTACTAATAACTCGCCCTCTTCGTCTTACGCGTTCTCTTTTTCGGACGGTGGAAACTATTTCCGCGAAGTAACGGCAAGCACTAACCTGCGGTAACGTAGGACTTCCGATAGCTGGCTCTGAATAAAATCGGAGCCAATTATTCGTGTTTGTTGGGATAAAATTATATGGGACAATCGTCCAAAGAGTCCAAGAAAGCGTGGCTTGATCGGAATAAAGAAAAGAGACCGGCCATCAATCGTAACTGGAAGCTGAGAAACGTTTATGGTATATCGCCCGAAGAGTTCGAGCAACTGTGTATCTCTCAGAACTACAAGTGTGCTATTTGTGGCGATGATCTTGTATTTAATAAGACGGCAAACGGGGCGCATCTTGACCATGAACACAAGACTAAATGGGTGCGCGGAGTGCTTTGCGGACCATGCAACCTTGGTCTTGGGAAGTTCAAGGACGACCCGGACATATTAGCTAATGCTGCAAAGTATTTGATAGACAATGTTGCGCCGCCTGAGTTTGTATTCACAAGAGTTCCTAATCCACCGGCTAAACGTACAGAGGAGTGGAAGAAGGGGCAAAGTTTACGATCTTTGGGGAATAAATATAGAATAGGTAAAGGGCCTTGGAACAAAGGAAAAGCGTGGGACAAAGACTCACGATATAAAATGTCCGAGTCTGCTAAACGTAGGTGCCGTATGCCGGGTGCTATGAATAATTTAATATCTGCCGGAAAACTTGGAGCAGCAGCAAGGTGGAATAAAGATGAACAGTAATATCCGCTTACAGGACGTAGTTGACGACGCAGCATCTTTGGGTGACACTGCTCCTGCGCTAGCTACTGGTGGTGTTTCCGATGGACCGGCCCTTTCTATGGCGACTGATGTAATGGCTGCCATGATTAACGGCGGGCCGGGCGGTATACCCTACAATTGGAAATGGAACAGATTCAATGCACCAGCGTTCCCGACTATCAGCTATCAACAGGATAACTTTATACCGGGACTTGTGAATCTGGGGTGGATCGAGAGTGCTTGGGCATCTAATATCAACCAAACTTCTATTCCAAAGCAAAAACAGCAGCTTGAGGTTCATCGAGACCTTCTTATTACATATGACCAGACTGGGTGGCCCGGTAAGATTTGCTGGATACCCAACAGTGTTGCGCAAACGGGCACGTGGGGCGCTGCTCCACTTGGGCCGACCATTGGTAACCCTTCTGGCAATACGACCTCTATAGGGTCGAATCCAAGCGGTATCCAGAATCCCGGACCTAATGTCATTTATACGAATCCTCTTGGGATTCCCAACCAGCCAATTAACGCTACTACGTGCATTAAAGACCCGAATGGCAATCTTTGGGTGCTTACGACCTATGGTACATGCGGGGCTACAGAACCTACTTGGCCGACGAGTCCCACGTTTCCGGCGTTTAACAGCCCCACTACGGTGGCTACTACGGTTACGGATGGTACGGTAGTATGGACGGCGGTTAACCCTGCCGGTATGGCATTCAGGCTTAATCCTATTCCCCCTCAGACTGGAATTTGTTGGTTGATTCAGCCAGTTTGCCAGTGGAAAGCACCGCGATTTACGTCATTGACCCAGTATCTTGAGCCAGTGCCAGATGATTTCTCGACGTACTTTAAGCAGGGATTCTTTGCCGAATGTTATAGGAGAAATCCTGACCCAAAGATACGGTCGAAGTACACGTTTGAGCGCCAGTTGTTCCTTGAAGCCCTTGATAAGTCTGTGAAACAGGCCGACCGTGAGCAGGACGATATGGGTTTTTATCCATCGACAGGTGTTATGGATACAGGATTAGGAACAAACCCTGTAAATCCAGCATATCCTTTTGGTGTTTTTGGGGCATACTAATTTATGGCTAATCCCAAGAAATTCTGCAAGAACGGGCACCCATTTGTGGGCTAAAATCTTTACCAGTACGTTTAGGGAGGAAGTGGATGAAAAACCTACTCAGGCGGCTATTACTTGGTGCGGCGGTCGTGTTTGCGGGAGTGTGCAACACCGCTTCGTCACAGAGTCCCGTTGTAATTCAACAGGCATATAACGAGACATACCACGTCGTACAAGTTACTGTGGCTGAGAACAGTTATTGTTCTGCTACAGCTATAGGGCCGTTTGCACTGCTCACTGCTACGCATTGTGAACTAGGGACCGATGAGATTGCACTGCAAGGCAAGGGCGGAAAACCTGATGTAGATTTGAAAATCGATGGTAGAATTCGTGATGGATACGACCACACAATTCTACTCATAT